AAATTAGCGGAAACGATAAGATTATTACGATAATTGTAATTACGAATAAAAGGAGAAAGTCCTTCAGCTGCATACGCCGCGAAATGAAGTAGAACATCAGGCTGATGCTCCGCAAAAAGTTCAGCAACTTTTTTCCTCTTTTCTAAGTCTAATTTAACAAACGTAAACTTCTCCCCTTTAGGCACAAACGCTTTGTACCCTCCAGAGAGATCGTCAATACCTATTACTTCATGCCCATCAGCAAGAAGATGTCGTGCGTAGTTAGCGCCAAGCAAACCAGCACAACCTGTAACGAAGATTTTCATCTATAATTTAGAATAAACTGTCTTTGCTCTTCAGTGTTAGCCCAACTGCAAGGAATAACTGGAATATAATCATCTCCCAATTCCATTACATGAACTTCAACATCTGTATTCAATAGCATAGTATAATTTAGGTGCTCAGTCAATAGCAGATCTGTGGTGAACAGATTCTCAATATTACTAGAACAAAGTGCTGCTGCCATGGCAAACGTACCAACACCAGAGAGTGCAAGATTCTTAGCACTCATTAAAGTTGCAAAGTCTTCTGCAACTGTAGAAGACTGAATCTGAACCTTATCAATCTTTCTAAGTTCGTGAACGATAGGATTTTTATCGTCAGGTTCAGTAATAAGAATACAATTTTCAAAACTCTCAATTAAATTGAGATAAAAAATAAGAGGATTAGGAACATAATTTGTTGGAGGATCGAAAATGCGGTGATAATTATCACCACTCCTCAAATGCATCACAATTGTTTCGTCACCGATTGTTTTCTTATCCGGTAATTCAAGATTTGGTGCAATGTAATTTTTACAAATACGACGCATGTGTTCGTAAATAAAATCTCTCTCTACACCTGTTTCATTGCCACCTTCATGAATACCTTTCTCACAATGAATTAAGGGTTCCCATGAGTAATATCTACCTTTTCCCGCCCACTGTGAAGTGTGAGAAATTTCTTGAAAATCAACTTTAAAATTGTTGATAATATCATGATCTAATTTTTGGATGAAGACAGACTTATAACCCTCAGCAGCCATTAAACAATTAGCAACCTGTTGGATGTTATTACCTAATCTACCACTCCAATGCGATACTTCAAATGTCATCTGCTTCTACCCATCCAGTAAGTAAATACTTTGTTTCATTAGGTGCATTAACACCAACGTGCATGTGTGTCCAACCAGCAGGAAAAATATAAAGATTTCCAGCAACTGGTTCAGTTGTAAAATTTTGGTGTATGAAGTGAGTTCCACCACCTTCTTTTATATTGTTCAAATATATCGTCCATACCAGAATACGTTTGCGAGTTGTTTTGCCAGTGTCACAATGAACATACTTATAATAATTGTTTGGTTTGTATTTTGTTAGATTGCAAGTTGGAGTTACATGCCATCTACCAATATTTGAATCAATTAAGGGAAATTTGTTCTTGTATTCGTATAGAGCATAATCTAGAGCATTTTCTAAACCAAAAGTATTTGGGTTAGGATTACCAAAATCAATATCCATATGAAGTGTTGAACAATCTAATTCCGTGCTTCCAGCCTTTCCTGGATTAACAGAACTAATATTAGTCTCAAGATAATGAATTAAATTAGCACATGATTCTTTTGAATATGCACCTTGTACTAAATGTATGAACTGCATCTAGACATATTTCTTTTTCATTTCATTGAAGACTTTTGCAATGCCATCCTGCATATTTGTTTTAGGTAACCACCACCCAGTAATATAAGTATCTGCCTCATTTCTCTTATCCATCTGAACACTATCTTTAGCGAGTCCAGATTTAATAGAAACTTCTTTACCAATCATACGGAACTGTCCCATAATAATCTGAGCAACCTCTTTAATAGTGGTTGCATTGAAAGAAGTAATATGAAGAGGATCCTCTGGTTTGAAGTCGGTATAGTTTTCCATCACTGTCTCTAGTGCCTCACAGCAGTCCTCTGCGTAGAGGAACTGACGCTCTTCAGTGCCATCAGTCAACATTTCAAAATCACCTTCTTCAAACCCTTTACGGATGAAGTCTGTAATTACATGTGCCTTTTCCATGTCATTCTCAATGCCATAGACATTCCAGAACTTAACAGTTAGTCCCTTGAGTGCAGTGGTGTGTAGTTCTCCCACACGTTTCATCACACCGTAAGGAGAGTAAGACATGTTACTCATTTGAGATGATGCAAACACAAATCTCTTATTATATCTTTCTAGCAAACGAAAAGTGTTTGCCATCATACGAGTATTGTTATTATTAAACTCAAATGTATGCTGATATTTCTTTAGGTAACGTGAACCACCGACATCAAAAGCAAGAAAGAATACAAAGTCAGCACTCTTAATTGCTTTTTCAACAAATGTGTTTGGCGTTACTCTTAAGTCATGGTGAAATCCTAACTCTTTGTCGATTTCAGTGACTTTATGCCCTTTACTGCGAAGATGTTCGGTAAGATAAGAACCGATCTGTCCATTAGATCCCAATACTGTAATATTCATCGTGCTTCAACCTGCTTAGCAATCCAAATATAAGTCTTTCTGATACCTTCTTTAAGAGTCTGAGAATAATCCCATCCAAGTTTTTCTCTTACAAGATCATTGTTTGAGTTACGTCCACGGACACCCAAAGGAGCATCAAGTTTGTGACGCTTTTGAACAACCTTTCCAGCAACTTCAGCAACAGTTTCAACCAATTCATTGATGGAAACCATCTCTTCTGAACCAATATTAACCGGGCCCTTAAAGTCTGAGTCCATCAATCGTCGAGTTGCTTCAATGCATTCGTCAATGAACAGGAAGGAACGAGTTTGTAAACCATCTCCCCACACCTCAATGGATCCACCCATTGATGGGAGATCTGCGACTTTACGGCAGATTGCAGCTGGAGCTTTCTCCTTTCCTCCCTCCCAGGTTCCCTCTGGGCCAAAGATGTTGTGATAGCGAGCAACACGAACAGGAATACCGTGATTGCGGTTGTAAGTAAGGTAAAGTCTTTCGCTAAAGAGTTTTTCCCAACCGTACTCCGAATCAGGGGCAGCAGGATATGCATCATTTTCTCTCAGTCCAGGATTGTCTACTTCTTCCTGAGCGTACTCTGGATACATGCAAGCAGAACTAGAGTAAAAAATCTTAGTTTTGTTTACTTCTGTCCTTTCATTCAACTTGCGTTGCTCTTCAAGCAGATTTAGATTAATAGATGCAGAGTTGTGCATGATATCTGCATCATGTTCACCAGTAAAGATGTAACCAGCACCACCCATATCAGCAGCGAACTGATAGATCTCATCAAAAGATTCGATCAATCTTTCAGGAACACTGTTGTAAAAGTTTCCGCGATATCCTTTGAACTCAAGGACTCTTTTAACAAAAGAAACATCTCTCAAATCTCCAAGGACAAATGCATTAGCCCTGGTAGATGAAAATTCTGGTTGCTTCAAATCGACTCCACGAACCCAATAACCTTCTTCGCGGAGTCGTTTTACCATGTGACTTCCAATAAAGCCACCTGCACCAAACACCAGTGCAGTCTTTGTATATTCAGACATGATGAATTGAGTTTACTTAATGATTATATCAGATACCGAGTTTATATGCGATCTTTTCTGCAAGTTCTTCAACTTTTTTTTCCAATGCAGCAATCCTGTCTGCATCTGCTCCTCCACCACCACATTTTTCATGTGCTTTTGCTTCAAGTGCTTTAAGTCTTCCTTCAACTTCAACATCATACTTAGACATCGCTGCACCGCTGGCAGACTTTGCTGCTGTTCCTTTTGTTGCCATAGTAATTAAAAAAATTCTATAGGACTATTTAGTTTAGTGAATGAAAGAACACCATCCAGTGGCAATGTATTTAATTTCTGTATTAGAAACTAATCCTTTGTGACTATGAGTCCAAGAAGCAGGCCAAATACATAAGTCTCCCTCTCTAGCAGGTTTTTTAAAATTTTGCTGAGGCCAGTAAGTTTCACCACCGTCCTCAACATCATTTAAGTAAAACATCCATGCCAAGAGTCTGCGGCAATTATAATCTTCAGCACCGTGTTCCATGTGTTCACCACAATATGATTGGCATGGATAATACTTTTGAAGGTTCCAATGCTCATCAATTTCAAAAGGTTTATACAAAATTTTTAAAAAAGGATGATCCTCCATGTATTCATAAACACTACGAACAACGATGTCCTTACAAAAATTAAATTCAGGATGTAAATCACCCCGTGCCAATTGATAATATTCCCGTGAAGAGAGTTCAGAGTTATCAAGAAAATGTATGATGGTTTGACACTGCTCTTTAGTCAAAGCATTTTCCTTAACGTAAATATAAGGACATTTAGTTTCTTGATACAACATCTCTAACATAACTAGGAACACCGGATGGATCTAACCACTTAGTGTATTCAAAGTCATCAATAGCAGTAATAAGTTGCATCTGATTATCAAGCAGATACATATCACTATATCTCTTAGTATAATGATCTGCTTTTTGAATACGGTAGTCAGGGTGTCCATTCTCAAGAACACCAGACTCTACGTAACGATATGGGAAGCGTTCAAAAAGAACTTTGATCTTGGAAGTAGGCATTGATTTTTTTGACAAGTGATTCATCAGAACCGTCTAATGGTTTAATTTTATCAAGAGGAACACCAGAGTCAACCAGTGTTTCGCGATAGAAATATTCTGCAGTTTCTTGTTCAGTCCAATTCACGACTTAACCTCAACCGTTTCGAGATCATTATATACGTATTCCATCAACATATCATAATCATCCATTGGATCTCCAGAAAATACAACCCCGTTGTTCTCATAAAACTTACGTACTTTCTTGAAAAGTTTTGGATTCTTTACATCTAGAAAGATTTCTCCATTTGCTGCGCTACGGAGAGTTTGCACGTCCTTCTTGAATTTGGTAGTCAGTGTCATTGTCCTGTGTGTTGACGAATCAAGTATAACTGACTTATGTATCCTTGTCAATAGGGGTTGCGGGGATTGAACCCACCTTAGGCAAATTATGAGTTTGCTGCATTCACCAGATTGCTAAACCCCCTGGTAGGACTGTCGGGAATTGAACCCGATTGACTCCGTTATAAGCAGAGCGCATTAACCAATATGCGACAGTCC